TTTCCAGATATACCAGCAGACGACATGAGTTTTAGATAATCGTAGACAACTACACACTCATTTGTTCTTCCGTTCTCGTCTGTGCCAACTTCTTGAATTACCCATCGCTTGATATGATTTAAGATGTTCTCAAATGGCGCTCCTGCGACACTGACATAAGTGTATGGTATATCTTTGATCTCATCCATTGCTGCTTTTACAGCAATAAACTTTTCTTCATCTTGTGCAAACTTACCTGTGGATATTTCACTAATAGGAACTCCACTCATGCTGGACAAGATTCTGTTTAGATGGTCTTCTTTGCTCATCTCTGTGTCTAGCATCAAAACGGGTATACCCTTTCTTGCTACAGACACGGCAACATTATCACCGAATACAGACTTACCAACTTTGGGGCGAGCAGAAACTAGGTCTACACATTTGCGTCTAAGACCACCGCCAATAGCGGCATCGTATCTATCAAACCCGCTAGGTATACCGATCTGGTCACACTTGTTTTCGATAAGAAAGTCAACATATTCTTCTAGTCCTTC